TTCCGTTCTTAATGTATTCATCTGTTCCAATTTCAAATTCACGTCCAAGTGTTACTATCTCACTGACACGTATTCTCTCTGCCGCTTTTACTGCCTCTTCGATAGCTTTCTGACCTTCTCCGTTTCCCTGCGGCTGGTTTTGCGGATTTTCCAAAGCCTTGATCTCAATGGTTAACTGGTCAATCTCTTTTTGCAGAGAGTCAAACTCTGTCTTTTCCTCAGCAGTCAGCTCTCTTGCTGCTGTTTTAGCTGCATTGAGGATTTCTTGCTGTCTCAGCATTTTTTCTTGTCTTTTCTTTTTTGGATCCATTAATTGTTACCTCCTATAATGTTTTTGTTTATTTGAAGTTGCCGTTCATAATAATCAAGTGACCTTACAATGACTGGCTTACTCTCTTCCGTGATGTTATCATGCATGTCCCTTCCAACACCGACTGTTGGATCAGCCGGTACGCTTACGATGGATATCTCAAAAGGTGTCCATTTTCTTGCTATACTAGCAGGTCCAGTGAAGCGGCCATCTGCTGATGTTTTATTTGGCAGTACTTCCTCCCACGAATCTATCTGATAGCATACAGATACACCTTTAAGTGTTCCTTTTACCATCTTCTGATAGATTTTTTCGGACTCATCATCCGTATCTAATTCCACCTCAGCGCATCCTCTGTTATTTTCAATCCATGCTTTATTGACTTTACCGATTACGGCATCTCTGTTATGGTTGAAGAGCAGACATCCGATCTCGTTTATTCTTTTAAGATCAACGCATCCATCGCTGTGGTCTAATATCTCAGTTCCCCACCATCTGGTATAGGGTTCTTCACTGGAAAAGCTAAGAATGAACTTTCTTTCGTTTCCTGCACCTTCTACTGCTCTGATTGATGCGATACCTAGACATCTAGATTCTTGGTTACTTCTTTTTTGCTTTTGCTGATTTACCTTTTCCGTCTCCGCTACTCTCTCCATCATCTGCGGTCGGCTCCGATTCATAGTCGTAGAGTTCCTGTTTTGTTTTGTCAAATATTACACCTCCCATCTCAATACCTTTTGATTTTGCATATTCTAAAACGTCATTGATTTCATTTATCTGATCTTTCCAATCCCTGCCGTTTTCTGCCGCTATCTGTTTATAAGTCTTTTGCCCTGTCTGCAATGCAACTTTAGTTGCATTTGCTTCCTTAAGAGGATCAATCCATTTCTTTGGTGCCTGAATCCATTGATGCTCGAAATATTTATTCTTTTTATTCCAAAAATCAGGAAGCGATAATAGCCCGCATAAATATCCAGAAATAATAAATGTCTCATAAATCTCATCCAATATATCTGTCATTAATTCAATTTCTTCCGTGTAGGTCAGGCCATCTTCAATCATCCCCTGTCTTGCAGATGAGTAATTAGTTTCCGACATGTCTCTTGATGTTGCTTCATAGCTTAGGCCCTGCCCTGCTCCAACTAATCTTTGCTGCAGTTTGATATAACTTGTTGCGTCTGTTGCCTGTCCTGTTGGATTTACCACTTGAATTTCATCACCAGCATTCAACTCTTTGATCATACCTGGTGCAATTGTTTTTCCTTCATAATCCAACCTTGATGCTGTTTGCACATTAGTGCCATTTCTACCAAGACCAGTAGGGACTGGTGTCTGCCTTTTAATAAATACAGATAAACACGCTGCTATTCTTTCTTTTACGGATACCGCAACCATGAATTCATTTGCATCTCTTATTCTTGTTATCGTAGGAGACATGTCCGACATTTCACGGACTTGTGAAGGGCGGTTCTTAGTAAAGTAAAAAATCACATCTTTTGCTTCTATGTACACCGGAACATCGATGCTGTATCCATCCAGACTATATTGTTTAATCCAATACCCAACCGGCTTATTGTAGCTATTGTATTCAATACCTCCAACGACTTTATTTCCTTGAATTCTAGGTATTGATTGCGTTCCATCCAATTCATCAACTTCGACTGCCTGTAGTTTGAATGGCACGATTCCGTCGCTTGTATATCGCTTTAAGAAGAGAATTCCTCCATCTACTTTCTTTCTTTCGACGGCCATTCTTAACATTTGGTTGAAGCTTTGTGTTCCTGTTACATCGCAATTCTGCTTTTTACACCAACGCTTCCATGATTTTTCTATCTCGTTGTTTAGATTTTCATCTTCTGTTTTTACCTGCAGAGTGTATCCACCACCAACTACGTTTCGCTTGTATGCTCCAATTACGGAGTTCATCATGTCTGAGTTTCGTTCCAGATCTCTTGCTCTTGCCCGTATATTATCTCTACTATATCGATCCGTGAATTCTGCAGATTGATTTGTTGCTCTCCAATTTGAATTTATTCTGTCATAATTTCCAGCATCGTAGTTTTTTATCTCTTCCCAGTTTTTTCGCCATGCTTCCCTCTTGGCTCCCTGCTCAGGGGATATAAATCCTATAACATTATCTAACCAATTCAATCAGATCACCTCCCGCTAAATACAGCCACCACGGTATCATCCATAAGACTGCTTGAACCTTTTGCTGCTACCTGCGCGGTTAGATCATTCTTCATTTTGTATAAAAGGTCCAAATCTGCACGAGTCAGTTTTCTTGAACCTATCTGATATGATTGACCTCCCACCAGCACTGTATAAATGGCATTATTTACTTCTCCTAGCATTTCTTCCGTTGTCAAGGCCTTTGTATCGCTCATATTTTTTACTGTCCTCCTAACCACTTATCGTTTTCCTTAATCCAATTTTCTTCCGGAGTCGGTGCAACACTTGCTTTCTTTTCAGGTTCTTCTTTTATACTATTTAAATGCAGTGTTCTGACACCGAGGATATCTGCTGCTGCCAGTGCATATACTTCTGTATCAAGGTAATGGTTATCTGCATGTGATGATTTCTTTACCCACTCAAGCCTGGATTTATTTCCATTTTTAACATTAACCTTATGTTCGGCAGTAACCTGTTTTGCATACTCATCATCGCATCCCTGATAAACCATCCAAGATCCGTTACCGTTTTCTTTTTGCATACGTCCGGCAATCATGTCCTTATATTTACCACCATCTACCAAAACTAAATTCATTCCAAAAGCCTTAGATGATTCTTTATTAACTTTACTCATCTTATAATGTGACAGCATTGGATTTGATGATCCCTTGCATGGCAATGACCAGTCTGAATTGTTAGCACAAAAATCATATACTTCATCTGTATTATCACCTGAGTCAATTAAGGCCAGATTAACAACCATCTTTTCACCGCTAAACTTTTCATATTGTAAATTCATTACCCTCTCCAGTTCAGAAAAGGAATAGACTTGTCCATGGCAAATATTCTGGCTAGTTATGAAATCTCCCCATGCCCTAATTGTCCAGTAAATACAATTTTCCTGTACATCAGCACCTCCGGTAAGCAGCTTTGCCCATTCTGGTACCGTGAATTCTCCATCATCCGTCTGTCTTTCCAAAACCAGATCTTCTGATGTTTTAAGCTTACTGTCTTCCCAAGGTTCTGCGAGCCATGAATTTATGAAGTTTTGCAACTGTTCCGGATCATCTTTAGCCTCTAAAAACTGTTTTACTGCATCATGCCAATTTACGAATATGCTATATAAAGAATTAATCCAGAATGAAATGCTTTTCGGTTTTCCTATGCATTTTCTACTAATATCCCTCCATTGTCCTTTTCTCAGCATTGCAGGTTTCAGTTTATCTTCTATAATGCATCCACATTCCTGGCATACATACTTGGCCGTAGATGCTCTTTCTTCAACGCTCATTTTTTTACTTTCATCTTTATCAAATATAACCTGCTTCCATTTCAACTCAATAAACTCACCACAATGTGGACATGGAACGAAATAATGTCTTATCACATCAGCCGCTTCATGAAGTTTCCAAACATAATTACTTTTTAACGTCGGAGTAGAGCATGTATATATTTTTCTGGAATGGTTGAAAGTTTTTGTTCGCTCTACGGCCAAAGAATAAGGCGATGCTTCTTTTTTGGAAGCACCGCCCATCTTATCTATTTCATCAAACATTAAGTATTTAATCGCCTTGGATGCTAATTTACTTGGAGAATTTGCACCCCTTAAATACAATGTCATACCATTGAACTTTAATTTTAATTCCTTAGAAGCATTTTTAATAAATTTTTCCTTTAAGACCGGACTTTTAGAAAATGCCGGTTGCAATTTTTCTGTTGAGATATCTTTAGCAAGATCATCCGTCGGATATACAATCATTGTTGGTGAAGGATTCTGTGTTATAACCCATGCCAGCATATTAATAAGAGCTTCGGTACCTCCTACCTGTGTCGGCTTACAAAAATTTATATAAACTATGTATGGATCATTAAAGCAATCCATGATTTCAACTAAGTAAGGTGTTACATCATTAGACCATTTACCTGGTAAACTACTAGACTCATCAAGCACACGGTATTTTTCAGCACATTCACTCACTGTCAGCTGCTCTGGCTTAGATAGACACCGTCTAAGTATCCTCCTGAATAGATTTGCTGTTTTCAGTCTTGATCTTAATTTATCGTTGCTCACCTTCCCCACCTACTTTACATTAAGGAGATATCATCATTTCCTTCTGGAATATTATCATCATCTTCCTCATCTTCATCTTCATCTTCATCTTCGCCATATTCTGAAGGTCTTTCTTTATTGATAGTATCTGGATCATATTCTGACAGTTCCTCCAACGTATCAATTAGTTCCCCTGTCAGTAGTTTAATAATTCTGTTTATATCTGTCTCACCCATTACCTGTACTGCAACTTTATTTGGTATCGAAAGAAGCCTATTTTTAAAATTCATCAACATTTCGCTCAAATACATCTCTACATCTGCTGCCGCGTGAAGCTCTTTTTTCATCTTTCTAAGCTTCAGTTTTGAGATTTCCTTTTTTACTCTTTCATGTTCTGCCTGTTCCTTTTCTTTATCTATTGATGTACCTCTTTTCGTTTCCGCATTTACTTTGTATTCGATGTACTCCTGAACACATTTTTCAAGGTGATAACCTTTACCATTATCCACGAAAAAAAAGAAACCTTCCTCACGAAGTTGTCTAACCCTTCGACTGCTTATTCCAAGCACATTTGATAATACTTTTTGATTTACTGTCATATGATAAAAATCCCACCATTTTCTTTTTAAAATTTGTCTTCATTTTCCCTCTTTTTTTACTACTCCATCAGGAGTAAAAAGAGGAAGGAAGTACCGATATTTTTTTTTCTGAAAAGAGAAAAGGGCCGAGCGTTCCCCGCCCCGCATATGGTACACCCCCTTCGGTAGTACCTTTGCCATTGCTTGGTACTTTGATAATAAAATGGACATCGCACATTATATAACAATTAAATGCACGATTTATTCTACTCCTTTGTTGTAATCTCTGCAGCTAAAAAATATGCTTTGTTTCCAATCATTCTAATCTGTTCGATCTTTCGGCTCTTATTATCGAAGTCTCTTACTTCTACTCCTCTACTCCTAAGTACATTAAGTTGCATCTCCATTGATACGATAAGTGCTTGCACTGGAACGCTCATTAACATTTGTTTTGTATCATCAATATTTAGTGATTGTTGCTTCTCCGTCTGTTTTTTGAAATGTTTCATTCATTTATCTCCTTATTCTGTAGACAAAATTAATCGCTGAGTGCTCCAAGTTCTTTCTCCAGTTCCTCAAAATCGCCTCTGAAATACTCTTTAAATGTTTGCTTGGCTATTTCAAAGTTCC